GGCAAGCAAACCTCCTATAGAGACCGTGCCTCCTATTTGAACGTCTGTATTATCAAGCATTTGAATTCCGACTGTTGGATTTATTTTAACTTTTCCGTTTGCGCCTCCGTCCATAAATATTTCGTCATTGTCTAAGTCGAAGTACGTTTTTTCGTCAGTGCTTTTTACTATTCCTGTCTTGATTCTGTCTGCTATTATATCACCAAATCGCGCGATTGTCCTCACATCTTCAATTGATGCAGAGACGGACGAAGATACGGAAACAGAAGAATTTTTTCGACTAGATTCGCCTACTGCCGTTATAGTTTGAGACAATAAGTTTTTATTGGAAATAGTAGTTACGGGCATAGAAAATGCATTGCCTTTTTTATCAGATACAATAATGATATCGCCAACGTCTAAAGCAGGATCACCGATCCAACGCATATCAATAGGGTTGTAAGAAAAGCCAATTACGTTGGTAGAGATTCCAGTTAATAAACTATCGTAGTCTGAAAAAGCTAACGGATTATTAGCAACATCTAAAGAATATTCCGTTGTTCCGCTAGTATGTTTCACCCCTTCCACCGTTGTCCATGACAATCCAGTCACCGTAACGGTATAATCCGCAATAGTTTGCCCAGATGATGTGTGTGTTTTCTCAATTGAATATAACGGAGAAACTTCTTTATACCACTTAAAGTATAGCTTGTTGTCTCGCCCAATCATTGCAAATGTGCCAGTGGCTTGCGCAACGTAGTTGATTAAAGAAATGTCTGTCATTGTTGGGGTCGTGGTCAGCAACGAATCAGAATTTGTCACAACTACGCCACCATTCGGCAATTCCGTTAAAAGTGTTCCGAGGACAATACCAGAAGACGCACAAGCGTCTTGCGCTAATTCAAACAATGTTCTATTTGCAGATATGCTCCCCGTATGAACAAAATCAAATGATGAACGAAAGTCACACAACGACAACCAAATGGTAATGCCAGTGCGCTTCGAATCATCTACAACAAACGAACCCATGTCCACCCAATAATATTCTCCGTTTTCGCGTTGCACGCCGTAAGACAAAGTTCCAACCGCATCATCAAATACAACGTCCGCATACTCGTCATCCGCATCAAAAAACGTTATCTCTGCAGTTTTCCCGATGAAATCTCCGAAAGTCAAATTGGAGCTTGAGCACGAACTAGAAGAATACGTGCATTGACTAATTGCTGAACCGTTAAACGTATAAGGTATTTTATTGATAGTTGTGACAAATCGAACGTCAAACACTGTCTGATAATATGTATAAAACACAGCATCTAACGTTTGACCTCCGAACACCAGAGTTTTGTCCGTTCCGTTTCCCCTAAATAACAACGAAGATGAATCGCCGTTTCCGTACATGTCAATAACGCCTGTGTTTGGCAAATATAAATCTGCGCTAGAAATTCTGCGCTTAATTAAATCTCTGTATTCTGCTGTTTGCCATATACTGTCTGCCATTTTTCTCCTTACTGTTGAACAAAACTCACACTAAGCTTGTATTCGGCTACATCATTTTTCATTTGATACATGGTGCAAGAAACGTCACCCGTGTAAAATATTTTAGATATGTTAGTAGCACTTGTTGGATCAGGAAAAGACAGTGTTCCCCAAACGCCAGACTTAACCCATGACATAAACTGTACTGTTGTCATTTCATCGCCTTGATCTTTAACTGACCACCAAACCAAATCAAACGAACGCTTTTGTGCGATAATGTCTTTGTAAGCAGTGCCGTCTAAAGCTCGCCCAGTCTCTTCTGACGATAAATCAGAGAATAACCACGGGTATTCGCTAGGTGTTTTTAGTACGTGTCCGTTCCATATCCAAGGTCTTGCCATGCGTAATCCTCAAGCTTTCAACGGTGACATACCGCTAGATGTAGTTTTTTTGTTAATAACTCGTATTGCACATTCACCGACTTCTTCGCCGTCAAGAACAACAGGCGAAGGTTGAAACTTAATATCTTTCATAACGTCTCTGAAAGCTCTGTACATCGTTTCATAGTCAGAACCTGTTTGTGATGCAGGTTTTGTGCTTAAGACAGCTCTAATACCTTCCGTTACTCCTGCGCGAATGCCATCGACTATTTGTATGTTGTTGGCTACTGCCGTTCTACCATTGCTAAACTTGCCCACTAATTCACCGTGGTTCGCTGCAAATAAGCCATCTTCGGGAAATCCTCCAGAAGCAAACATCGGAAAAGATATTGCAGCAGATTCTTTGAATCCGTCCCACGAAATACCGAGATACTTCTGCACACTGGTAGGCATTCCACCCAGCGTCTGAAATGTTCTCTTAGTAGCCGTAGCCGAATTATTTGCCATAGCCGCCATGTACTCATTGAGCTTATTGACAAGATTACGGTATCCTTCTTTTGTGCCAGAAGTGCCCAAGGAAGTAGCCGTTAGAAGATTGTTCTTTCCGACTTCCGACTGCCCAGTGATGTTGTCCGTAATGCCTTGAAATATCTCTGAAATGCGATCTTTAAGCGATGAATATTCATTAGCCGAACCCTCTTTGCCGATTCGTGCGCTGTTGGAAGCGGCTGCAGCTCCTTCAGCTGTCTTGGTAGAGATGACACTGTTTGTGCTTTCCATGATTGCCTGAATGCTAGACGGCATACCTTGCCACGATGTCACGACAGATGATACTTTGTCTTTGGCATTCTGCGCAATAGTGGTCAAGCTAGACGTCACGCTACTGGTCAATCCATCGTATTGGGTCTTGGTGTTGGCTACGCTTGTTTTAACGATTTTCCCGCTCTTTGTCAGCGCGTCTTGCAGTGCGGACGGCATACCGCTCATAGAGCCTTTCCATCCTTTTGTGCCGTCTTCCACGAGTTTGCCACTCTTCTTCAACATATCTTCGATGTCGGATGGCATACCGCTCATCGTGCCTTCCCAGTTCTGTCTAGTAAAGTTCATATTATCGTTAATTTCCTGAAAAGTAGATGTACTATCGACTGCGGTGAGAGCATACGGCGAGATGGTCGAGAGCAAGGGGTTGCTCTCCGAAGCGTTAGCCGCAAAAGTCGCCCATTGATCTTGCCATGTGCTGTTTGGGTCAACGACACCAGGGACGGAAGATCCTTCGAACGTATTCGTGCCCGTTGCGACGAATTTATCGGTCATGGTTCCTTTGTTGTTAATATAATCAGCTATTTTTTCGTTGAGGGCAAAGCGCTGATTTTGGTAGTAATCGTCTGTGTGGTTCGGATCAAGTGCTCCGCGTGCTTCAGCAGCCAAATAGCCCCCAAAATCAGCAATAGCCAAAGTGATTGCCGTTACTGGGTTGGCCAGAAATTCATCTGTCTTAGTTGCATTCCCATCACGGGTTCTAGTCCACGCGTCTGCGACATTTCCACCCATGTATTCTGCACCGTTCTCGTCGGTTGCATATGCAACCGATGCTACCAAGAGAGAGCCAGCTACTGTTATACCAGCGACGTTTAGCATCCCGCTAGATAGAGTTTGCGCTACAGTAACCGTGCCGCCAGATTTTACAAGCCCTAGTATTTGCAATATGCCCTTGATTCCTGCGATGGCTTTCAACGCTTTATAGACAGACCAAAAGCCGACAGCAATTAACCCCAGAACGCCTGCGGCAGTTGGATGGTCTGCTACCCATTGCAAAAAACTAGCTAATACATCTACTAAAATAGTAACTCCCGTACTTAAAACAAACGAACCAAATGGCTTTATTACGTTTTCCCACAAGTCTTTTAGTGGGTCTTTTAATTTCTTTACAATATCATATAAGTCCCCTAATTTGTCCTTAACAGGACTTAACGCATCGTTGATTCTTTTTAGTGCTTCGTCTACTTTTTCGTTATTTGCTGTGTCTAGCAAAAGATCGTAATCTCCCCAGTCCATGTCAAATGAAGAACCCGAGTCTGAGCCAGAACCGCTTCCACTAGATGATGTGTTTTCGCTTAAAATGTTAAACTCGTCAAATCCCATGATATTCTTTTTCAGCTCTTCAACAGAAGAATTGGCTGCATCTGTTGAATCCGTCAGGTCATCAAATGCATTGGTATAATCTGCTGTAGAGTCTGTATCAGCAAAAGTGACTGGTTCAAAACCTAACAGTTTCGCCAATGTGTTAAACGCTGTTGCCAACACTTTAGTAAAGGCAATAACATAAGGAATAATTTTTACTAGAATAGGCATTAAGAAGTTACCTACTGCTCGGCTCAACCCTTTAACAGCGGATTCAAATTGTCTAGTCAAATTGGCAGGAGACTCGAGTGTTTTCGCCATATCGCCTTGCGCCAAAGAAGCTGCGCGCAATACAACCTTGTATCGTAAATATGCTTTTTCAAGCGGTTGCATATTTTCTACACTTTCTTCAATGCCAAGATTTAATGCTTCTTGCGCAATGGAAGCCTCCGTAACGTTTATACCATAATTTTTAGCCAAAGATTTATACTGACCTGCAATAACGCCTGACTGCAATGCATCAAAAGTTTCTTGCAAATCTTTACCTGTTAAAGAAGCTAAGTCAATACCGATTGCTACAAGATTAGTAGAAAGCGAATATGCCGCATCAGATGAAGCCCCCAATGACTTTGACATAGCCTCAAACATAGCACCATTAGTCACCAAAATAGACATGTCAATGCCTAGTACTTCTGATATCTGTGTGTAGTATTCTCCAGCTTTTTCCGCCATGTTGCCAAAAGCTACATTAAAATAGTTCATTTGCTCTGTCCAGTCGGCAGCATTGCTAAACGTATTTTTTATTGCGTTTGAAAAAGCGTATACCAATTTTATGTATAATCCAATCACTAAGTATCGTTTCAGTGTAGAGATGAGCGTGCCAAAACCAGATGACCCAATCTTAGCTTTTTTACCAGCTACTTCGGCTGCAGAACCAATATTTTTTACTGCCGCAGCTCCTTTTGTTGCCACAGGTGCAACATTTCCTAACAAAGTCAAAGTCTTCGTTGCTTGCGCATTTAATGCAGGAAGTTGATTCGCTGCAATAATAATCGTTTCTAGAGCTGTGCCGACTTGATTAGCATTAGCAACAACATTCTTCATTGATGTGCCTAAGGATCGAAATGATTTAGATAAAGAACTAAGCGTGTCAATCGTGCCTTGATTCATGGCAGGCATATTGTTAATAGCCGATGCAATAGAGTTTAAGGTAGGTGCAATATTAGGAGCGGCAGTTTGTAGTTTAGTAGACGCATTGGCTATTCCAGAAATTGATCTCGACAATGAAGACAGGTTGGCGTTTTTTGAAGAAGACGCTATGCCTTGCATGGCATTGGAGAAAGTGGTTGCAGAACCAGCTGCTGCCTGAAACTTAGTGCTTAATATTTGTAAGTGATTCTCTAGAGCAGAAAGAGAGGTAACAACCTTTGACGTTGAACCAGATACTTCTGCGTACATCTGTTCTGCCATTGTTGTTACCCCTTTCGCAAGTAGTCTTGTTATATGCCGAATGCCCTGTCAATGTCTGCTTCCAGTTTGGCTTGCTTTTCTTCTGTTGTTGGCTCGTAAAACAACGGTTCTTCTGGATAATGTGAATCTTTGTCAAGGCAAGTAGCTACTGCTTTCAGTATATAAATGCCTAATTGCCAATTACTGGCATCTTCTTTTTTCCACTTTGCCCGTTGTTCCTTTTCCCACAAACGGATTCGAGACCACGTCCATGCAGGGTCTTCTCGCCAATAAACTTGGTCTGTTACACCTGCTTGAATTGCAACTTCGTATAAACGATCTATTTCATCGGCAACGCTGACTGATTTCGGCTCAATTATTTCATGTCGGACAATTTCTTTTTCGGGGAGGCATTCTCCCCACCAATAAAAACTTCGTTGTACTTCTCAGCCAATACACCTAAAACATCTAAAATTTCATATTCTTCTGCAATTGCATCGTACAATTTTTCCGCTTTTGAGTTGGATACCGTACCTTCATTCATCAAACACGATCGGATCAATAACTCCATACTTCCGATCGGGTCAGCTAATAGATCGGTAGGACGTCCACCCATTGTAGAAAACTTTTTGACGTTCTCATGGTTAAATTCAAAGTGTAATGTCTTGTTTAGATTGGAAAGTTCGATATCTTGCTCGATCATGTGTTATCCTCCTGTATTTTGTTGCTTCTGTTCTTTATTAAGCTGTAATAGTGTAAATGGCTGTCTTGACTGCTGAATCGTTCATGCCAGACTTAACCGCAATGGCTTTAATCATCACTGCATCTGTAATGGTAATCGGTGTAGAGTAAAGAGCTGATGCACGAGACGGTGTAGAACCATCGTTGGTATAAAAGATCGATGCGCCTGACGTGGCGGATGCAAGCGTAACAGTAGCATTGTCTGCTACATCTCCTGTGTCGGGAGTGGCAGTAGGCGTAACAACCGTAGTGCCATAAGCAGCAGGAATAAACGGTGCTAGTTCTGCTGTCGTATAACAAGTAGGAACAACCGATTGCACAAAGGAAAACGAACCCTGTACGATATTTCCAACAGAAATATCAGAATCCTTATACCTTCCTACGCCAGTTGTAATGAACCCAGAACCATCTTTGCGAACAACCATAATGGTCTGCGGTGTAACGCCGTCCATTGCAGCGCGTACCGTTGCGCCTCTGGCTGACGTGTCGTTAAATTCGCAAACACTTGCAGGAGAATCTGCTCTTCCAATTTCATAAGTTTTCCCCTCGCTATCTAGCGGCGTTGACTCATGTGTGTCTGCATCTCCAATAAACGCGCCGATTTTGGTAAGAGAAGTAAACCATTCAAACGCGTATGGAGCAACTTTAGATTTAATATACATTTTTGTTCCGATGTCGGTAATAGCTGTTAAACTCATTGTTTGTACCTTCCTTTAATTATCCTTGAAACGTTCCCGTTTCCTCGTTGAACGTTCCTGCGTATGTTAGTGTATATCTTTTGCTCACTGTGTCTACTGGTACGATATTGCCGCCCTCGCGTTGTTCTAAGTGTATCGTTTTTTCTAATGCCGTATTTACTGCTTTAGCTATCCGTCTACACATACTGTCTGCCGCTGGTTCTTTCGCGAGGATATCTACTTGAAACAACAATGTCTTTGTGTAATCTGTATAATTAAGTGTACGACTTTTTGTGGACATTGACAACTCCTGAAAAACAATGCGTGGAAATACAGCAATACTATCGTTTAAGCTATTGACAATCGTTAAATTAGATGGTAACGAATTATCTAAAGCCAACTCATTTTCTAGCATGTACAACACAATGTTTTTTACGTCATAGCTATCCATTCGTAAAATGTGACCTCCGCTTTCTTTTTGGCGTGTTTTTTCACTTGTTCTACTGATTGTCTTATAAACGGTCGCGGTGCTTGACCTTCTGTAGTCACAAACCCTACTCTATCATCGTAGTAAACCCACGACTTGTCAGAATAAACCCATCCTGCTGGACGCTGTGCGTTCGGGTTAGCTGCTCCTACACGCCCCGTTCCGTATTCTATATAGATAATATAGTCCGCCCCCCATATTTGACCAATATATCTACCATCGTCATTAGTCACATATGTCGCATGTATGGATTCCTCAGCCCAAGAAGTGCCTAGCATAGCATTAGCGTTAATCTTGATTACATCAACTAACTCTTCTGTCAGCGCCACAATCATTTTGTTGTGTGCATCTATCACTTTGTATTTAGCGTTTCTGACTAGATTGATAGAATTCTGAACGGATGCACGATCGGCAAGGTTAATCGAAAGACGTTTTTTAGGCATTGTCAATCACACTCTTTAATATTATTGTTATTTGTCTAGGCGTAATTCTTGGTTTCTCTGACACAATGTAGTTGTTGTCAAGTGGTGTAGGCGGTACTGTAGGCGTTATTCCTTCAACATATGCAGCAGGAACTTTGCCGATCCACACTAAGTCAAGATACCCTATGTCCGTATCATCAATGACTTCAATTGATTCTGATATCTTGCGCATGTCTTTAGCTTCTGCGCCATACAAGGTGATTTCTGCGTCTGAATCCACTAAAGCAACAAGTAATGAATACTTTACAATTTCTCCGTAAGTGACAATGCTTTCTCCTGTAGGATACCCATTATCATCGAGATACGGAACGGAAGCGTCGCGTTTGCATATATATACATCTTCGCGGTATCTTACTCTGCTTCGCATTATACTGCCCTCGCTATAGAAGAAACGTTTTTCAGTATTTCGTCATGAGAAAAGAATTCGCTATCAACGCCACCCTCGTCACGGGACTTTTCTCCATTCACACCATTCCCTGCGTAATACCATAATGCAAGTTCAATAATAGTATATTTCCACCTAGCTTCTGTTTCATCTGCTATTGCATAGTTGCGTTTTTCGCGAACGTCTGCTTCTGCCTGTAATAAATACGATTCAAGCAAATCATCATGAGTCGTATCTGTAGACGATATTTCTGGTATTCTTAGTTTCAACTCTGCTAGATATTCTGTTACTGCCATACATTACCTCTTGGGATTTTGTTTTCGTGCTACATGTTTAGCAGGTTTATCTTCATATGAACCCTCTACAACAAATAAGCTTTCTTGTTCTGGTTTGGGCATAGCTTCCAATTCTTTAATAATAGCTAGTTCTGCATCTGTATACATCGTTTTTGCTAATACTTTGTCTATTTCATCGTGTCGGTAATCAAATGACAAAAGACGCTCCATGACATATCTGTCTTTTGTCTCGAATTCTCCATCAACAAACTTGCATAATACTTTATTTGCGGAAGCATCCCATACTGTTCCAGTACCGTAAAATTTCATAGATTCTCCTTAATAAAAAGGGCAAGGTGCTACCCTTGCCCCCTAAGCAATTACATTAAATAAGGCAAATAGCGTACAGCTTCTTCGAGCCGTCATAAGTAGACGTTGCAATCGTGTTCTTGCACAGTTCGTCTACATCGTATGTCGCTGTCGGAACGGTAATAGCTGTTCCGAGAACCGAAAGCGGTGCATCAGCCGCCGCGTCCATCAAGAACGGCAAACCGATTTTATCTCCGACTCCAACAACGATAGTGTCGTTACCTTCGCCAATAACCCAACCTGCGCCAACAACGGAAGTAACTGTCTTGAATGCCTTTGCACCTGTTACCGTCGCGCCCGAAGAAGGCGTGAGAACTTCGGTAATGACCTGCCCTGCAATGTCAGTTCCCGTAATCGTTACTGTGCCACGAGTGTCAGCCACGCCTACTGCTGTATGAGTAAGAGTGATGTTTCTAGGTACATCAGGTTGTGCGGCAATCGTGTACGAGCCTACCTTCATGTTTGCAGAAACGACAATCCTATCAGCGTCTGCAACAACGGGAGCACCAAGAGGAACAATGTTCGGAGCATAAGAAAAATTTTCTTTCGCCCAAAGTTTAATCTGCGGATTTCTAAGTCTGTCAAATTCCATTTGTTAATCCTCATTCTTTCTCAAAGTAGGGGGTAGGTTTTACGCTACCCCCATTCGTTCCTTTGAATCAATACATTAGACTAATTATCACGCAATTGCTGTTCCTGTGATTGTTCCGTGCAGTGTTTCGTGTCCGTAGTCTATTCCTGCAAGAGCCTGATAAAGCCCGTTTCTTGCGCCAGCTGTTTCTGCAAGATCTTTGTAGTTGACAGCCTGCCCGTTTACTGGCATAAATACAGGGTTAATGTAGTTAAGGTCAGCAATGAGAATAGTACTTGCTGGAACTTGCGGATCATACACAACTTCGATGTCACAGAAGTTCGTCATAATGTGTTGAATATTTGCGCCACCGTCTGTTCGAGACTCTGGAACATAGTTGTAAATGTCAGTAATAGCTCCTTTATTGAAGCCGTTTACCAGCATAATCATGTTCTCAAAAGCCGCTCCGTTTGTTGCCATTTCAAGCAAGAGGGCATCGATCATAGCCTTAGTAACCTTGACGCCACCTGCGGCAACAGTGTTCGATGTGCAAGCCGTGATAATGCCGCGTGTCTGTGCGGCAGTAGAAGAATTGTCTGCTGTAGCATATACTCCTGACAGGAAACACTTTTCCATATCCAGAGCCATTCTCTTGAGCTGCGCCATTTTTTGAAATCCGAATTCATCTAGAACAGGCTGCGTGCCAACTGCCGAAAGACCTGCAAGTTCACCCGTAGCTGCCTGCTTCCAGTCAGAAACAGTAACATATCTCTGAAATGCCATTACTGTATTGAGAACCTGCGCTCTAGCCACAGTATCTGCTGTGCCTGCTGTTACAAATTCGTCTTCATCAATTGCGGGAATAGAAGCGGCAGCAGGAGACCATGTCTGACCAATCGGGAATATTGTAGATTTAGTAAGTTTAGCGTTTGCTCCACCAATTCCGCCAATTCGATTCAGAAAAGGTGTCTGCTGTGCGCCAACCATGAAAAGTTCGCCAAGATAATTTAGAGAAGTATCTCTATCTGTAAGTGCCATTTATTTGTACCTCATTATTTCTTCAGTTGTTCTTTTGCTGCAAATAGTTCTTGCATCAAGAACCTGTCGTTTGGATTTTTCTGTGCTTTTTTAAGAAGTTCGTTGTATGTCAATTCTGGTGTAGGTTTAGTTGCAGGGTCAATAGGTATCCCTTCTGGAACAGGAGTTGATTTCATTGCGGTCTGAATCTTTTTCTGCGCAAGACTTTCGGCAACCGTCAAAATGTGACTGCCTAGAGACTGGGCACGAACCTTTGTTTCTTCCGAATCAGATGTCACGATACTGTCCAAAAAGACTTCGTACTGATCGCGTTCGAGTCCTAAGCCTGAAAGCACTTCCCTAGCGGCAACTTCGGAATACTTTCTATTGACAAGTTCTGTCTTTTCATTCAGTTCGTCAATTTGTCTTTGGATTTTCTGCGATTCTGTGAGACTCTTTTCTTCTAGTGCCTTGACAGCTTTCTTCGCCGCGTTTTCCTCATTAGCTTTAATAGCTTTCTGTATTTCTCTGTCATAGTCTGCCTGTGTCTGGAAAGTCTTAAAGCTAGTCGGTGCTACGGGTGTAACGACTGTTTCTACTGTCGGGACAACTACTTCGGGTGTCAATTGTTCAAGTTCAGCCATAATGATGATCCTCCATTTTTCGTTTTAGGTTAATCCTCGGAAGTATCAACCTTATCCGTTTTAGTTCCTATATCTGTCACGGCATCTGCCGTTTCATTCTGTGTTTGCATGTCTGCTTGTTTCTGTGCCTGTTCGAGTAGCTTTGCTGTCTGTGCCTCTGTATAAGCCTGTCCTCGTGCCGCCATTTCCGTAGGCTGGTCTGTTACGCCTAGTAACTTAATCGTGTCTACAGGGTCAAGCAACTTAGAGTTTACAAAGTTTATCGCCGCTTGTGATTTGTTCAAAATATTCGTGTTGCGGTTTCTAACCATATTTATCTGTACATCTCTAGGATTGAAAGATTCTCCAAAACGCTCCATTACTTTTGCTACGAGCCTAATTGTCTTTCTTTCACCACGCTTAAACGCTCTTTCCTTATTGCGAACAACAAGTTCTAAGTCCTGATATCCATCACGAAGATAAACTGCATCTCCTGTATCTCCACCACTACCGCCCTTGTCGCTTCTGCTAGGTATTCCCGTAGTAGCGTCGATGTAATTGTTAATGGTATCTTCAAGTATCTGCGCATCGGACTGCAAGAGTTGCGGAGACACATATTCGATTCTTGCGTTAGTAGCAGAATTTGTTTTAATGCACAAAGAACCTTTTTGCTTTATTTTAGTTGTGCCGTCCTCGTCGGGTTCACAATCAACAAAAACAAGAATACTTCCTACCGTCTGCACTACCGCATTTACTCTGTCCGATAATGAAAGATTAAGAGCGTCTAACAAAGATATTGCACATTCAAAATCGCCTTTACGCCACTGATTGTTTAGGTACTCTACAACGGGGATGTCAGATAGGAAGTGTTCACTGCTGGTGATAAAAGTAAAGTCTCCGCCTAAAGGTTCTGAGCCACTAGAAGTAAATATAAACTGCTCTCTGTCGCTGTAAACCCAATACGTATGTCCTATTACTGCGCCCTCTGCGTCAACAATAGGGTAGAATACAAATCCAAGAACAGGCTGTTGAAGAACTTCTGAACTGTAAACTACGCCCGTTGCTCTAGGATCGCATGTCGGTATATTGAACGGTATTGCATCTGGTAAGTCAATAGGATTAGCCATGACAAGTCTGAAAGACGTTCCACAGATACTAGCCCATTCGCCCAACTCGATATCCTTAGCAGCTTTATCTTCCTCTTCCATATACTCATTAAGGTTTTCAATTGAAGAACCTCCAGCCGAATTAGCAGAACGAGAAGTGTAAGAAATTGGTTCGCCTAAGAAGTAGCCTACTGCTTTTCGTACAATCTCTTGCGCACGATTGACAACCAGTTTGTTGTTAATGTCCAGATTAAAATCTCGTTCACGCTCTAAGATTAACTGTACCCCTAGATACTCATTAAGAAGCATGTTCGTTTCAATAACGTTTAGTTGATGCCGCTTTTGAATTCCTCGCAAAATCTCAGGAATGGTATCCTTGTTTACTTCGCTTCTTTTCACAGAAGTCAGCAGGGGCTTTCTTCCCGTCATGTATGGCAATTCGTAGCTGTACAATGTTTCAGTCGTTTCCGCCATTTACTACCCCCTATTGAGCTTTTGCTATATTTAAGCATAGTACGTTTAGTGGACATTCGCAAGTACGTTGTATTTACAACCGATATTTGTTCCTGTCTATTCCACTTGTGACTACTCCAATCCTACTACCTAATACCATTTCAGAAAGTCCTGCAAGGCTGTCTGGCGCATCTTCGTGAGGTGATTTTCCTGTTATTAACCAAGCTGTAAGTTCTCTAAATGCACGTTTGTACTGACTGGATTGATGTTCGTTGTCAAGAAAATAGAAATACGTCTTTATGTCGGGTGCATACTGTTTAATCTTAGTAATCTTTCCTACTGTTGTAGGTGCTTTTCCCCATGTAATTCTACAAGCATAACCCATTGCACGTAATTGCCTACCGATTTCTTCGGCGTACTCAGATCCGCCGTTATTTGATTCAAACCTTGCCTCTTGCACCTTGTTTTGCTGTATCGCCATTTCGACTAAAGGCTGTGTAATGCTCTTATCATCGCGCGAGAATATCCAATCAACAATGTACACACGTCTAACTCCACCTACCGTGTAAACCTCTCCTATAGGCATAGAAAGGCTATCTCCACCGCCCCACGCTACATCGGTAAATGCAAATGTTCCGTCTTTTTCTTCTCGATTCAAAGTGTCATTTCCGTAGTACCTGTTAAGCGTTCTTTCTCCGAAACAAATTCCAGAACCCTCCATAGGAATCTGTTGATACTGACAAGGAAACCATGATTCATCTATCATGTCTAGTTCGCGTTTTCTCGCCATATAGTACGCTGTTGAAAAGCCTTTGTAAGGAAAGTCAAAATTAGATTGACCTTCTTCGTCTAAAGCGGGCATAACAATAAACTTAGCCATAGGATCATCTGCGTGTTCGCGTTCTTCAACTCCGATAGGATCGTTCAAAGACCACCGTGTGCCTATCATCAGTAAAGGAACGTTATCTGTACGTCTTTGCTTGATATCACCTAAGTATTTAGCAAGAGCATTGTCTAGTCGTTCTGGTTTAGACGCTTCTTCTGTTCCCGAAATAAGATCGTCAACATATAAAAGACTAGATGCTTCAATCTGACCAGATATTCTCTGATCGATTGATTTTAATGCGAACGTGTGATATCTTTTCGGTTCTCCTAAGTCAATTCCGCCGTTCAATGCGTCTGTGTCTACTAACTGTGCATCGGGAAAAATATATCTGTAATTGTACTTATCGTCTGTCGCAAGAGACAAAAGTTCTGAATAGAATGTTTTGACTAGTGCCGTAGAGTGCCCAGAAAGAAATACACTTTGCTTATGGTTTCTAGCCCCTACCCACAAGCAAAAAAACAAGCCGAGGGTACTCTTGCCTATCCGAGCCGGGAGAGAAATTCCCAGTATTTTTATCTTGCCATCAGCCAAATCTTGCATAGCATCAACGCAAACTTTTAACTGTTTTTGTCTAGGGTGATAGAATCGTTCTGTATTCGGTCTGTTCCACTCCATATAGAACAGAAACGATTCGAACAGATATTCGGATTCATACTTATAGCAGTTCTTCAAGTCCTCTGAATACGTGCGTAACTGTTGCGGAGTCAATTTAGAACGATACAACTTCATGTATTTTTCTAAAGCAAGTTTCCACTTAGCAACGACACGCTTTGTGTCTTTAACTCTATCTCCCTCACGACAATAAAGAAGCTTGAGGCTTGCTAAGCACTCAAGTTCCTTCTGCCATTTATATTCTTTAACGGCTTTATTATAAACTTCCGTGACGATCTTAATTTCGCCTAGTGACATTGCTTACCGCCTTGTACATTTATTATCTTGAAAACATGCACATTCTTCTTCTAGGCATGTTTCAAAGTATCTGCGTGTTGTTGTAACCGTGTCATTAGCTACTAGATGAAGCCTGTTATCTGTTTCGTCGGCATCAACAACATCTAGTGGTTCATATCTAAATGGTTTCTGAATGATTGTTTCAACCGTAGACCATAAATAAGGACAGCGCACATTTATTCCTCCTGTATGCTTTTAACTATCTTTTTGCACTTATAGCAATAAATATCTTTAATATGTCCGATTCCCGTTTTCCGTTTTGTTGAAGTTGCGGGAAGTGTAGCGCCGCACTCCTTACAAACAAAGTATCGTTTTACTAACATCATACATTTGAATACCAAATCTCCCTAAGTCCTATATCGTCATTGAACACATAAGACAAGAGAGTTTTTAATCCTTTCGAATATGCTTGCGAATTTTCCCATGCGGAAGATGAGCAGATAGTAGGCAAAGAACGAACAACAAGTCCGTATTTGGTGTCTGTTCGGTAAAACTCTTTTTCTTTTTCTGTATGCAAATGCCCTGTGTGCAGTTCCGCGTGTTTCGCTTTCCCGTATTCTTTTCGAAATTCTTCTGATAACCAATTTCCAATATTGTTTTTAGGTAAATTACCGTGTGTAAATCCAATTAGTGTGTTCCCTATCAGTCTTGCCTTACGAGGGCTCGGAGAACAATCAAACGTTACGTATGGTACATCACGATATGCTAACTCAACAGCCTTCACTGCCATACGCCCGACGATTTCATCGTGATTTCCTGGAATATATATCACTTCTACGGGTGCAATTCCTGTTAGTTTGTCTATCAAAGTAATTAGCATATTCAACACACTGTCAAACACTTTTGGCATACGACCGTCAATGTCTTGCTTTGTGCCTTTGGTTGTTTTCCCGTCTGCGTTGTCAAAGTGGATCAAATCTCCTAGCGTAACCAGAATGATTTTTTTGAATGTGCGATTTTTGCAACGTGATACAATGTCATCAGAACATCCTGCTAAACGTTTTTCTGCAATTTTCACATCGTAATCTTCGCCCGTTTCGTCACTCCATGATAATAGTCCTACGTGCAAGTCAGGCAATTCCACAAGTAGTGTATCACCGCTAGACGATGAAGATTATGATGAATTGTCAAAGTATAAGTGGTCATTTGATGGGAGATCATACGCCAAAAGGCGAGAAGGAGGAGCGTCAATAAGGATGCATATACAAATGATGGGGAAAATAGACGGGTTGGAAATAGACCACATAAACGGAAACGGATT